TATATGTGCAACAATACCTTCTTTATATAACTCCAACATACATTTTTTAGTCATATCTGCTGCACTACCTTGAATTAATTTATTTAAAGCCTTGTAAGTATAAGCACGCTTGATGCCTGGACCATGTTCCTGGACAGCTTGGTCAAATGGTAATGCTTTGTGCATACCAAATTGATTAGGTTCCCATAAATGAAACCTGCAAAGTCTGCCAAGTAAAGTTCTAATCTGTCCACGTTGTTGTGCTCTATTAGATACCGACCTAGTTAAAGTTTTAACAAACGGAACTCTTTCATGGTAGATTGAAAATAATTCATCTGCTTTTTCTTTTGACACACCTAACTCCGCTTGAAGTTTAGCTTTACCCATACCATAAAATAAACCTAGGTTAATAGTTTTAGCCTGGTCTCTAGGTATTTCTGCCATCTCCGCAACAATAGTATGAAAATCTGCATCATCTTGTAGATAAGAATCTTTTACATTAAAGACGCTTGAGTCTTGATCGAGAGATGCGTAGTGAACTACTAATCTTGGTTCTTGTTGTGAGTAATCAAAACACCCCCATTCGCAACCGGACTCTGGAATAAAGAGGGATCTTATCAATGGACCTAAATCCTTGTTGCGAGCAGGAATTTGTTGAAGATTTGGATTTGAGTAAGAGAATCTTCCTGTTACTGTTCCCCCACTATCCGATCTAATTTGATTTATATCTGCATGAATACGACCATTGTGTTCATGTTTTATAATAGTATCTATAAAAGTTGTATGTGCCTTGTTTATCTCTCTAGCTTTTGCTATAAGATTAACCGTAGGATTCTTATGAGTAGAAAGAAAATTTTTAGTAAATGATGGCGCTTGTGTTTTTAAAGTTCGTTCGTAATCTAAACCAAGTTTATCAAAAACTTTGGCAATCGATCGTGCTGCCCATATTTGAGGTTCTATTCCTGTCTCTTTTTTTACTTTTTGGAGTAATTTTTCTTCTTGTAATGCTAACTGTTGCTTCAACTTATGAGCTCCTTCAACGTCTACACGTACTCCCTTAAATTTCATATCGACCAGGCAAGGAAATAAATCTGTCTCTAATTCAAAAATAGATCCCAGGTCCTGGTCAATTAGTTCCTTCTGCATAACTTTCCATAAATTTAATGTAAGCTCTGCATCACGTTCAGCATAGTTACCAACATACATAGAAGGTAACTTCCACATGTCGGCTTTGGGATCGAGTCCCCATTCTTTTGCGACCTGATTTAATTCTGTTTCATTTTTACCTTGGCCACAATAATCCCAACCAAGACTATTAAGATCAAACCTAAATCTATTTTCATTGACTAGTGATGCTGCAATCATTGTGTCAACAATCTGTCCTTCAATTTTTATTCCCATGGACCTAATCCAACACACATCATACATAGCGTTGTGAAAAACTTTTATTGCCGGACAGGCACAAAGATCTGTAAACCATTGAATTACTTTACTTTTTTCAAGGTTACCACCCCCCTCGTGATCGAAAGGAAAGTAACCTGAATAACCATCGACAGCTATAGCAATACCTACAACCTTACCGCGACCAACCACTGCACCCGAGCCTCTTGTTTTTAAATCTGGATCACAAGTCTCTAAATCAATTGCAATGACTTCGGCCTGTCTTAGATCTGGAAACTCAGTAGGTTTGACCCATTCTGTTTGTGCTTTGAATACAAGTGGTTTCATTATTTTTTCTCCTCTGTTGTGTAAAACATTTTTTTAGAGTCTTCTGTTAACCAATCTTTATTTTCTACATTCCAATAAGTACTCTGGACTGAGTAATCTGGTACACTACCATCAGTAACGTAATTAGGAGCATCCCACAAAATACGATTATTGGGTTGAGCTGCATAATTTCCATTATCCAACGCCAGTATATGCGCACACTTATGTTCTTGAGGTATTTCAGAATGTTCTGTATCCAAAATATTACTTTCTGGATGTCCCCAATCAATGGTAAATAAATATTCTCCTGGATAATCTTTCTTATCTTTTCCAAAATACTTTCCTCGTTTGCCTCTTAAAAAACTAAAACAGTGTACACTAGGATAATAACTAAAGCAATTCCATAGTTGCACTTGATCAATAGCGGGGTTTTCTGTATCCTCTACTTCAAATTTTTCTTGGAAAAAAGCAGAAATAGGTAGTCTCCAAAAACATGCACCGTTAGGTAACATAACATGAAATAACAATGCTCTATCCGTAATAGATGCAAATCCAAAAATACAACAGTCTTCACTTTCACCGTGATGTTCTTTTAAATCATACAAATATTCTTTTCTTACTTTACAATATATTGGTGGTATGTCTGCGTTTAAGTATGCCATTAGTTGTAGTCCCTTTCAATTATCATTTCTATAAAGTGTATTGCTTTTTCTAAGTCTTGCTTCTTTCCTTTGTCTCTGTGTCTTACAATATATTTAATAACACAGCCTTCTGGGTAAAGTAATTCGTTTTCAATTACAAATTTACTGGGTTGTATCTTATATTTTTGGTAGTGGTTTCCACCAATTTGTTTACTAAAAGCATTTAAATCTTTTAGCTTAACTTTATCATTTATTACTCCTATTTTTTTTAACTCATTATATATTTTCTTTTTGTATTTTTCATTTAACTTCATATTTTAAACTCCTTTAATTTATTGTTTGCTTTAATTAAATAAAGATTTTTTGCAGATCTTGTTACAGCGACGTACCAAACTCTGTATTCTTCATCTTGTTTTTCAGGAGATTTTTGTGCCCCCTTCATTGTGTTAGTTGTTTGATTTAAAAACAATACAACATTTGTAGCTTCTCCTCCTTTTGCTCCATGAATAGTAGAAAGTTTTATTCTTGGATCTTCCGTTAACTGTTCTCCGTTATTAATCATGGCATCCATGTAGTCAATTTGACTAGGTGCAACTTTAGTAAAAGCTTTTTGCCAAGGCAATGTAATATCAACTTCACTTAATCTTTCTAAAACCCTTTGCGATTGTACCTCCGGAACATCTTCCTCACTTCTCATTTTGTTCCATATTTGAATGTCCTCATACAAAGATTTACCAATACTATTTCCCTGTGCAGTTTCAAAAAAATGACCCTGACGTTTTAGAATAGGCATTAAAGGTTTTAATAATGAATTGGTTCTGGCTAAAATTAACCAATCTCCCTTAGACATATCTACATCCGTTAATTTAAATCTTTCAATTACTTCACCCCTCTCTTGTTTTGGCAAATAATCTTTTTGAATTCTATTGACACCCACTCTAGTAATAATATCTAAAGCTTTTGTTTGTATGTCAATTGGAACTCTTTGAGATTTAGTTAATCTAACTTCATTCCCTTCCCAAGTTTGAAAAGATTTTACATCTGCTCCAGCCCAACCAAAAATAGCTTGATCATCATCCCCGGCAATCCAAACCCTTGCATCAGTACCTCTTGTTATTTTATCTAACATACTCCACTGCAGCTTAGATAAATCTTGAGCTTCATCTACAATAACTACTTGAAATTTTTTAGTATTTTCTAATTTTAAAAATCTTTCAATCATGTCATTAAAATCTATTAGATCATAAGTTTTTTTAAAACTGTCTATTTCTTTAGCAATGGCATCTAATTTAAATCTTTCTACCCAAGTTAAATGCTCATTACGATCAAATTGTTCTAATGGAGTTATCTGTCTTACCCGAGCTAAATTTATTAAACTTAAATACTCACTGTCCGATGAAAAAATTCCATTCCATTGATTGGTCTCATGGTTTGCATATTTAATTTGAATACCAGAAGTTTCACCAATTTTTTTATAGTGTTCTTCTTGCATTACATTTTCTTCTTTTAAACCTAATTGATTAAAAGCAAAAGAATGCAGTGTTTGAAAATGAGGAATATCTTTTTTAGTTAATTCAGTGTTAACTTTTAAAAATCTATCTCTAGCTTCGTTTGCTGCTTTTCTAGTAAATGCAAAATAACCTATATTTTTTAACGAAATACCTTCATCAAGGTATTTTTGCACTGTTTGTAATAGATTTCTTGTTTTTCCTGTACCTGGAGGACCTATAACTTTATATTTTTTCATTAGTAATTACTCTCTTTTCTCTCCACGGGTTGGTATTCTATCTTGTCTAAGTGGAGTTGTAGACTACGACAGACTTTTTCTGTTTTGCCATCTATGTTTAAAGAAAAATTAAATTCTACTTCACAATCTTTTTCCAATTGTCTGGCAATTCTTTCTTGTGGAATTTTCCAATTGTTTCCTAAATGTTCAATGAATGAACTAAATTTAAAATGATGATGACCTTTGTCTGTATAGCAAGCACCATTTCTAATTTGATTTCTTTGTTTAGCTTGTGGTCCATTTATACAGTATTGATACAGTTCATCTTTTAATCTATCTCCAATTTGTGTGCCTTTTGGAGGAGCAATTGTTTCACAACCTGGACCACGCCATTCATTTAATTTAGCTCTATAATCTTTTGGTTTTAAGGGCTCAAAATAAATTCCTGTTTGTTCCCAAATTAAATTTAAAAGTTCTTTTTGTGTAGTCATTAATTTTGTGTTGGGTACAACTACTTCTATCTTATCATCATTTGGCATTATAACTTGAAACCTATACTCAGGTTCTTGGTATTTAATTATTTGAAAATTTGTTATATCTGGAAACGCTGACACACCATCTGAAGCTATTCCAAAAGGTTTAGAATAACATAAACTACGCATACACTTGTCTTTGATAGGTTCTTCATAACAAGTATGTCCTGCAGTGTCACCTTTCCAGGCTTTTATTTTTAAATCTAAATGAGATTTATCCCACGGTGTTTCTAAATATTTTATATTTGCAGCCATTACTTGATCAGGCCATTTATCTTTATATTTTTTCTTAGCAAAAACCATATAGTTATACATAAAACGGTCTCGACCATCTTCTAATTTAGACTTAGAACAAAGAGCTAAACACGGTGGACCATCTTCAAACTCTGGATCTGTCCCCATTAAAATATTTGCATGAGTTGTTTCAACTAAAGTATGTAAATCTTTTTTAGAAACTTGTGAAGATAAAGCTATTTTAAGGAATTGTTCTAAAGATAATTTATTTGCATCTTTGTCTATTGCATATCTAGTTGACTCACCTTTATTATAATAAGGTAGGTTGATAAAGTTTCCTGGTTTAATTTCTCCTTTGTCATCTTCTTTTAATTCTTTCTGTTTAGGAAAAATTTCGGTGGTTGGTTTTAAACCTAAGGGTAATAAAAATGCTTTTAATGCATCTATTAAATCTATTGCTGGAATAGCTTCTTTTAAAAAAATATAACAATGCAAGCCTCCACTTTTAGATAAGATGGGGACTAGTGGTAACTTAAATTGTTGAAATAAAGATAAGTACTTATCTACTTTAAAATTTCCATAATCAGGTGGGTCTATATCTATACACCCAAACTGAGCTGTCTTATTTAATCTACATGGTTGAACACCAATAGATATTTTTCCTTGTAAATGATCTTTGTAATCGTTGATAGTAAGGGGCCGTCCTGCCCACTCATAGCCAGGTTTAATCTTATTTTTCCCTGCATCAAGTTCTGTTCTTGACATATCGGCAATGCCAAAATCTCCACCATAGCCGGTAAACAGCTTTATAAATTCATTTTCCATAACGATCCCGGGTCGGGACAGTTCCAGTCTCCCTTCACTGTCCCTATCTTCTTTCGAAGAATCTAGTAATTAGATTCTGTTGTTGATGTAGGTTCTACCGAAGCAGCTGCAACATTACTTTTATGTAATGCTAAATTAAAATCTTTAGCCATGCTATAGATTTCTGCATTTTCTACTGGTTTAACTATGTTAACAACCATCCCATGCCAAGTAAAGTTACCTGTATTCTCTACAGAGTTTATTTTATAAACTCTAGAAAACGCAGGAGCTGGTATAGATTTACCTGATGATTTTGAAATTATCATTTCATTATCCATCAGTGAGTTCCAACCTCTACTAGTTTTTAACTGAGTAGTTTTTAATGACATCAAAGCCTTTTCAGGTTTATCACCAAGAATAATTACAAAGTGATTTGCTGTCTTAATGATTTCATTACCATTAGACAATACATCTTTTGTACCTGTACCCTTAGTTGTTTGAGCCATAACCTCTGGTCCTCTATCAGGACTAATAGGTCTGCCTTCACTTTTGTCAAATGGTGCCCATTCAGGATATGTCATTTTGTAGAAACATGGTATTACTTCAATACCTTTTTCTCCACTATACAGTTTTTTAGTTACTGTATTATAAAACATTCCAGCTTCTGCACCTTCAACATATTTTGCATGTTTTTTTTTCGTTTCATAAGAACCACTTTGTAGTAGTTTTAAAAACGGTAATGCTAAATCACCTTTGTCTATATTTTCTAAACCCATTCCTGAGTCAGATTCAAAATCTAGA